TGGTGTCGCCAACGTGACAAATGGGGTAGAGCAAAAAAAACCGCATGGTCCACATTGCCCATTTGACCCACAAACCCACGGCCGCATGACCGCGGGTCACGCAGGCCGACCGACCGCAAACCTATGGTCCACATGGCCCACATTGCCCACGCCAGCACGGCCGCGCGGCCGCAAGCCACGCAGGCCGACCGACCGCCGACCCGTTGCCCACATGGCCCACATGACCCACGGCCGCGGGCTCGGGGTTGGCGGGCGGTCAGCCAGGGGGGAGGGGGGGGGAGGGGGGGGAGGGCCGAGAGGGGGAAGGTCACGGCGGCGTAGGGGCTGCAAACAATTTATTTTTTGCTAAAAATTCACGGCGTCAAACAATTTTTCTTTTTTCAAAAATTTTTGGTATATTCCGCGCATGTTCGAAACCCTGCCTTACGAGCCGCGTCAGTTGCGAGCGACTGAGGATCGGCTTCATCGCATATACAAGGCTGCCAAGCTCGGCCTCAAGGGCGACAACTTGGCTTTGGCTGCGGGCATGATGCCCAAGGAATACGCCCGGCTTAAGCAGTTCGATGAAATCGCCGAATACGCAGAACTCAAGGGCCGCGCCGAGGGTGAGATGGAAATGAGCGCGTTGCTGCACCAGGCAGCGCAGCAGGGCGACGCCAAGGCGGCCTTGGCAATCTTGCAGAATGTCCACGGCTGGGTGGCCAAACAGGCCATCAGTGTGGATGTGAATCAGCAGATCAGTATCACGGCGGCGCTGCAAGAGGCAGAGCGGCGCGTGTTGGATGTCGTGGAGGTCATTAGTGAAGATACTTCTATGGATCGGCGTCTTTCTGTTCCTCCTGTGGCTGTTCAGTCCGTTGATTGATCTTTAATGCAGACCACACGCTACAGCGCGCAGGATGAGCAGGAGCTGATGGCTCGGCTGTGGTCGCCGGCCATTAGGGACAATCCGCTGGCGTTTGTGATGTTCGCGTACCCGTGGGGCGACAAGGGTACGCCGCTGGAGCACTTTACTGGCCCGCGCAAGTGGCAGCGCGAGGTGCTCACAGCGATTGCCGAGCACATAAAGCACAACAATGGCCGTCTAGATTTTGACGTGCTGCGCCTGGCGGTCAGTTCGGGCCGCGGTATCGGCAAGTCAGCCTTAGTGTCTTGGATCACGGACTGGATGCTGTCCACGCGGATTGGCTCGACGACCATCATCTCGGCCAACAGTGAGTCACAGTTGCGCTCGATCACCTGGGCCGAGTTAACAAAGTGGCTGGCGATGTCGATCAACAGCCACTGGTTCGAGGTGTCAGCCACCAGGCTGATGCCGGCCAAGTGGCTGACCGAGCTAGTCGAGCGCGATTTGCGAAAAGGCACCCGCTACTGGGGCGTCGAGGGGCGGCTGTGGTCGGCGGAAAACCCCGACGCATACGCTGGCGTACACAACTTCGACGGCGTGATGGTGATTTTTGACGAGGCGTCGGGTATTGACGACTCGATCTGGGCGGTGACCAGTGGATTTTTCACGGAAAACACGCCAAATCGTTTTTGGCTGGCGTTTTCCAACCCGCGTCGCAACACAGGGTACTTTTACGAGGCGTTTAACAGCAAACGCGACTTCTGGACGACCAAAATAGTGGACGCGAGGACGGTTGAGGGCACTGACAAGGCGGTCTACGAGCAGATCATCGCGGAATATGGGCCGGACAGCAGCCAGGCGCACGTCGAGGTGTATGGTCAGTTTCCAAACGAGGGCGACGACCAGTTCATTAGCATCGGCGTAGTGGACGCGGCCATGAAGCGGCAGCCGTACAAGGACGAGACGGCGCCAATAGTGATCGGCGTGGACCCCGCGCGGTTCGGCGCGGACGCGACGGTGATCGCTGTGCGGCAGGGGCGTGACATCATCAAGCTAATCCGGCATCGGGGCGACGATACGATGACGGTTGTCGGGCACGTCATCGACGCGATCGAGGAGTTCAAGCCTACGCTGGTCAACATCGACGAGGGCGGGCTGGGCGCGGGCGTGGTGGACCGGCTCAAGGAGCAGCGGTACAAGATCAGGGGTGTAAACTTTGGCAACAAGGCCAAAAACCCCATCATGTACGGCAACAAACGGGCTGAAATCTGGGGCGAGATGCGCGACTGGTTAAAGTCGGCGAGCGTGCCAAACGACAGGTTCTTGAAATCTGACCTGATTTCGCCTAAGATGAAGCCGGATTCTCGTGGTACGATCTATCTGGAGTCCAAAAAGGACATGAAAGCTCGTGGTTTGGCAAGCCCAGACGCAGCAGACGCAATTGCGCTGACGTTTGCATACCCTGTGGCGCACCGTGAAGCGCGCGAAGGCAAGCCGCGCACGGCGCGGTCGATGGGCTACGGCAGTGTGTCAACCTCTTGGATGGGGGCGTAAATGGCGAAAAAAGGCGTGTCTCTTAGCGTTGGACGGGGCGAAAAGCTACCCGTCAGCAAGGGCGCTGGCCTGACGGCCAAGGGCCGCGCTAAGTACAACGCTGCCACCGGCTCCAACCTCAAAGCTCCCGCACCAAGCCCCAAGACCAAAGCTGACGCCGGCCGCAAGGCTAGTTTTTGCGCCCGCATGGAAGGCGTCGTCAAGGCGGCCAAAGGGCCGGCCGAGCGGGCTAAAGCATCCCTCAAACGCTGGAAGTGCTGACTATGGCTACAAAACCCGGACTTTACGCTAACATCCACGCCAAGCGCGAGCGCATCAAAGAAGGCTCGGGCGAGAAGATGCGTAAGCCCGGCGCACCTGGCGCACCGACCAACAAGGCGTTTAAGCAGTCGGCCAAAACCGCAAGGAAAAAGTAATGCCGCTCGTCAAGTCACCCAGCAAAGAAGCCTTCCGCAAAAACGTGAAGGCTGAAGTTAAAGCCGGCAAGCCCGTCAAGCAAGCGGTTGCCATCGCATATGCCGTCAAGCGCGCCGCGCCGAAAGGAAAGAAATGAGCAAGCACCTCGAACCCATCAGCAAACTCAACGCCCGCGAGCCAAAAATCTCTGGCGGCGGGATGCCTGACCGCAACAAAGAAACGTACTCCAAGATGCCGGGCATGGGTTGCCACGGCAGCATTCCTAGCGGCACCAACGTCAAGGCGACGGTTGCCAAGGTTCTGAGCAAGATTAAGTAATCATGCCCCAAGACTATTCAGGCGTTGTTGCCGCTGGCGCGGTTAGCGAGGGCGGCTCGGCCAAGGACAAGAGCGACGCCGATGTCCTCTCGACCGCCCGCAGCCGCCTGGATATGGCGATCTCTGCGTTGTCAGAGTCGCGTGAGGACGAGCTTGATGATCTGCGGTTCTACGCAGGATCGCCCGACAACCACTGGCAGTGGCCGGCTGACGTGCTGGCAACTCGCGGGGCGGTGCAAGGCCAGACGATCAACGCGCGGCCTTGCTTGACTATCAACAAGCTGCCGCAGCACGTCCATCAGGTCACCAACGAGCAGCGCCTCAATCGCCCTCAGCCCAAGGTCATCCCCGTCGATGACAAGGCCGACGTTGAGGTGGCGGAGATTTTTAACGGCGTCATCCGGCACATCGAATACATCAGCGATGCGGATGTGGCGTATGACACCGCCTGCGAGAACCAAGTGGCCTACGGCGAGGGCTACGTCCGCATTCTGACCGAATACTGCGACGCTGACACGTTCAATCAGGACATCAAGATCGGGCGGATTCGCAATTCGTTTTCGGTCTACATGGACCCGATGATTCAAGACCCGTGCGGCGCTGACGCCCGTTGGTGTTTTATCACCGAGGACATCCCTCGTGACGAGTACGAGCGCCAGTTCCCCAATGCCTCGCCTCTGAGCACTTTGCAGACGCTAGGCGTGGGCGACCAAGGCTTTAGCCAGTGGATGAACGAAAACACGGTGCGTATCGCCGAGTATTTCTACATCGACAACACCAAAGAAACGCTAAACCTGTACCCCGGCAACCTAACGGCATTTCAAGGCTCGCCCGAAGACAAGATGCTGCGGATGCAGTTCGGCAAGCCGCTGCGCTCGCGTATTTCTGACCGCAAGCGCGTCAAGTGGCTCAAGATCAACGGCTACGAGGTGCTGGAGCGGTCCGACTGGGCAGGCGCGCACATCCCGGTGATTCGCTGCGTGGGTAACGAGTTTGAGGTTGAAGGCCGGCTGTACGTCAGCGGCTTGGTGCGTAACGCCAAAGACGCGCAGCGCATGTACAACTACTGGACGAGCCAAGAGGCCGAGATGTTGGCACTGGCCCCCAAGGCGCCGTTTATCGGTTACGGCGGGCAGTTCGAGGGTTACGAGATGCAGTGGAAGACTGCAAACACCCAGAACTGGCCCTACCTTGAGGTCAACCCAGACGTTACAGACGGCGCCGGCGCTGTTTTGCCGCTGCCGCAACGTGCGGCCCCTCCGCTGCCTCAAACCGGCCTGATTCAGGCCAAAATGGGCGCCGCCGACGACATCAAGAGTGTTACCGGCCAATACAACGCATCGCTGGGCCAAACGTCCAACGAACGCAGCGGCAAAGCTATTTTGGCCCGCCAGCGTGAATCTGACACTGGCACCTACCACTACGTTGACAACTACGCCCGCATGATCCGTTATGTCGGGCGCCAACTGGTCGATCTGATCCCAAAAATTTACGACACCGAGCGTATTGCCCGCATCATTCAAGAAGACGGCGAGTCGGGCATGGTCAAGATCAACCCGATGCAGCAGGAGCCGGTCAAGAAGATCGTCAACGAGCAAGGCATCGTGATCGAGAAGGTCTACAACCCCGGCGTCGGCAAGTACGACGTGCGGGTCATCACCGGGCCAGGCTTTCAGACTAAGCGTCAGGAGTCGCTGGAGGCGATGGCTCAACTGTTGCAGGGCAACCCGCAACTGTGGACCGTGGCGGGCGATCTGTTCATCAAGAACATGGACTGGCCGGGCGCGCAGGAGATGTCCAAGCGCTTTGCCAAGGTCATCGATCCGGCCATCATTG